GGGCCCGGTGGAACTGGAACTCAATATCCTCAGGGTCAATACTGTAGCCCTTCTTATTCCAGGCGGTGGCCAGAGTGCGAAACTGTTCGCGCAGCGCCTTAGTAAACTTGCGCTCCTTGGTAACAGCCTTGTTCTCCAGGGATAACAACTTCCATTTCCGGCTCTCCCCCGACATGGCCCCGCCCCAAAAAGCTTCGTCCGCCATATCAACGGCCCGCGCAAACCGGAAAATGTTCCGTTCCAGGGTGTTCTTCTGATTTTCGATAAACTCAGTCTGCAATACCTTTGTAAGATATTTCGCGTCTCCTTCAGCCGGCAGTTCAATTACCCCGGTAGCCCGCGCCTTAATCAGGGTATCCTCGTCTATTTCGGCCCCGGTCAGCAGCAGGTAGGCCAGGCGGAATTCCTCAATCTCGTTCTGTGCGTCAGACACGGTTTTGTCGTAGGCGTCAATCAGGGCTTCCACCTTCTCAAAATCCCCCAAAAGTTCGCTATTGTTTTCAAACCTGATCAGGGGAACCCGTTCAAATAAGTGCGGAACCGGCCCCTCTATCAGGTCATAATTGCCCTTGCCGTCTTGCAGGTATACTGTCACATACTCCCGGTCGTAAACTTCCACCTTGGTCCGGCTCACCTTCTGATCGCCTTCCTGAATGAGAATATCATAGTAACGGAAGGCCAGCTGAACGCTTCCGGTTGTCTCGTTTTGAATCCATAGACATTCCCACGGTGGCACCAGGCAGGCCCGCTCTTCGCCGTTCCGGTCCACGTAAAGCAGCCGGCCGGCATAACCGCAGATCGCGGCATATTTACCGGTGTCGGCGTCCAGGTCCTCAATATTGTTTCGTATGCAGAAGTGACGAAGCAGTTCGTGATTTTCTTTATACGTCTGCTCGTCCTTATACGCCTGGTGGTCCAGGGTGTAGGTGATCGGCTTGCCGAAAAGATACCCCACGGCCTCGTCAACGATCAGGCCCCGGAAGTCGTTCGCCAGGGTCTCGTTGATTTTGGACGGGTCCGGCATAATCCTTTTCTTAATTGGAACGTCACCTTTATACGCCAGGAACAACCTTTTCATTTCCTTAGCCCGCTTTTCATGGTCGGCCAGGGTGTCCTGGATAATCCGGCTCACATTACTGTTTTTCTTTACGGCCTCAACAATCTCTTCCGTCAGCATGTTAATTCCCCCTTCGTTTTTAACTACTTGATATACGATAAAGTGTGCTTACCAGTATCCGGGAAACCTCCCCACCTTTACCTTTCGCGGCCCGGCCCGCAGGTATTCGGTAGCATAAATTAAAGCGTCCATGAGGTGGTCGTTAAACTCAACCGGTTCCTCAAGAACCGTCCCGTCGGCCGTCTTTTTGTACTGCCATGCGCCGATTTCATTTTTGAAGTTCACAAACTGCGGGTGAATGTGAATCTTTCTCCGGCGCAGGGTGTCAATAGCATATTTTTTATACCCCTTCCCTTTCTTGGCCCCAGTAATCTTGAAGCCCCGTTGCTGGAATTCCTTTATACGATCCGGTTCCGCCGAATCGGCCACAATCGGATAGTCCTTAACATGGTCCAACGCCTCCACGGCGTCAATAAGCTCCTGATTCGTTAGCTTCGCCCTGTATAACTCGTCCAAGACATAAAGATCGCCGTCTCTTTCCCCTATTTGTACCAGTGCGGACGGTTCCACAAATCCGAAGTCCAGGCCGGAGTGAACGTTCTTGTAATACTCCGGGTTCGTGTCGTATTCCTCGATAACGTAGTTCGTCAGAATCAGTTCGCCCAGGGTGCCCCATTCACCCAGCGCATAAACCTGGTAAAAGTAAAAGTCCTCTTCTTTCAGGTTTTCCAGCAGTTCCCGGTAGCCAGGGTCCAAAAACCGGTTGTCCTGATAGGTTGTCTTTAAAATAGTCGCGCCCCGGTCCTGGTCGAAAAAGTGCTTCTTTATCCAATGCGTCACGTTTACCGGGTTGAAAGTCAATATCAGCTGCGGGTCCTTAACGGCCCGCAGGCGCAGGTCCAGCTGTGTAAAATCGGCCTTCGTCAGTTCGGTGGCCTCTTCAATCCAGATATCGGTCAGACCCTGAATTGATTTTATCTTCTCCGGGTCGTCGGCCCCCTTGAAGAGAAAAAGGCTCCCGTTTGGCAACTCGATTGTCATGTCTGTTTTATTGATATTGCAATACTCCGCCAGGCCCCAGGCCGTCAATACTTCCCGTATTTCGGCAAACACGGAATCCCGCAGCGTTCGGCCAACCTTGCGCACAACAAGGATTTTCCGCCTCTGCCGGCAGGCTTTAATAATGTTTTTCTGCGCAGCAAACCGGCTCTTACCGGACCCGGCGCCGCCATAGAATATCTCATACCGGCCCAGGGTGTCCAGGAAGGGAAGGAAGGCCGGGTTAAAGGCTTTTGGTGGTATGCGCAGTTCAATAGTCCGGCTCGATTGCATTTACTCCCAGCCCTCTCCTTCGATCTTGACGTTGATTGTAACGTCGCTTTTTAGATTCACGTTGTCGTTGAACATAGAGAAATACCGGCCCAGCAATTCGAGGGCCTTTAGCTTGTCGNNAAGGCGAATCCGCCGGGTTCCGCCGTGTTCCGTAATGGTCTGCGAAACTTCGGCCACGGCAGCGGTATCTTCCGGCCGCAGTTCGCTTGACGGCCTAAAGGTAACCCCTTCAGGCCCCCAGGTAGCGAACGTCGTCATATCAGCCTTGGCAACCTTTACAAGTTCCTGGAATACCTGCTCCTGCGTCATTCTGGTCCGTTCAGCCAGTTCTTCCAGGCGCTTATCAATGATTTCCTTGATCCGCGGATCCTTCAACAGATCGCAGCCCTTCACCCTGGCGCTTTTTGCCGAATACCCAGCTCTAATCGCAGCCTGGGTGGCATTCAGGTCAACAAGGTATTCCTGTGCGAACCGTTGCTGCTTTTTGGTCAGCCCGCGTTTTCCGGCCGGCCGCTTGCCTCCGAATATTGCCTTCGTTTCGTTCTTCTGCTCTTCCATTATGCCGCCGCCTCCTTTCCCTCTTCAACTCTAAATACTCCTGGCCGGCTTCCCACAGGTGAAGTGCCCGGCAGGTATGCGCACAGCCGCCCGTCCTATCTCGACAATTCAAGCATGGAATCACGGCTCACAGTCCCCTTGCTTTAACATTGTCCCTGCATTGTTCCGCGCCGGCAGGTCCACCATTTCCGGTAAGACGGCCTCAAAGTGCATTATCGCCATGATATTCCATGCCGCAGCGGCCAGGTGGTCCTCAGACCGGTCGCCAGCCAGGTATTGAAACAGGTGCCGGACAGCTGAAGAAAAACAGCGGGAAACGGGAATACCCTTCTCCCAATTGCGGTCTGCATACTTTGCCGCCCCGCGTTCATAATGCAAGGCCAGGCGCTGCAAGCCATACGGCGTAATTAAGTCATAGCGCCCTTTACCGGTTTGAACTTCCCGGACAGCCCCGGTGGAGAACTGTTCACGCTGGCCAGAATCAGGCAATACCGTCATTCGCATACTCACTCCCCGAAGTTAATAATAAAGGGTGTTGGTATTACCGACACCCCTTAAAGGGTGTGTCTCAAATGCGCACTCTTGCAGCTGTCAAGTTCGCTGTCAAGAATCTCACGGCTAAACCGCCAAAAGCCCCAACTGACAGGGCCTCCCGTCGCTTTTTCGCTGTCAACTTTGCTGTTAAGCCCAGGGAAAACCCTGCCAGCCAACCCCCTCTTTATCACGCCTAAAAGGGTGATTTTTAATTTTCACCCTCTTGAGTATTAATCAAGTGTGCTTTTTCCGAATGGTCCAAAGGTGTTTAATATAAAAGCCAGCGCTTCGTCCAGCGTCTCGAATATTTCTGTGGCGTGATACTGTAGCCAGTAGGAAGGCGCCGTTGGCCCCCAGACAATGATTGTCTTGCCCAACTCATAGGCATATCGTATTTCCATGGCCGTCCCCCAATAGGGAACGTCGTCCCGGCTTGCCTCCACAAGTATAATTCTGCTTTTTTCAATATCGCCCAGGTCACGTTCGACGATTATGGCCGGGTTATACAAGGTCGTATTGGCGGCCGGGTGCTCCAGGTCTTTTCCCGCGGTGGGATCGTAGACCGTATAACCCGCCCGGCGAAGAATGTCCCCGGCTTTTTGCCGCCAGCCGGCAGCAAACTCCGGCGTAACGCCGTTGATCGCACCAGCCAGGTATACGCCACACAGATTGCTCATTTAAGCCGCCCCTTTCGCGTAAAGTTTTTCCTTTACCACTGCGGGATCCAGGCCGAGAAACAGGCAAAGCAGGTAAAAGATTTCCGGCGGCCCGTTATTTCGATTCCTGCCAGCCAGGAAGTCAGCCACGTCGTCCCGGTGTTTTTCACTTCCAAAATCCTCAACGGCCTGCGCCAGAATGGCCGCGGCCAAGCTCTTGTAACCCTCTTGAAGTCCAGTCATTTTTATCCGCTCCTTTTTCATTTGACCGCCGGCCAGGCCGGTGCCCAGCCGGCGGCCCCAAAGTTAACCCCTTACCTTCTTCTTGTTGCGCCGGTTGAAAACGGCCCGAACTGTAGCGTCAACGCCCCAGATCAGCCCGCCCCAGGCGGCTGCAATTGCAAGCCCCGCCAGGACATAAACCGGACCAGACGCCCACCAGAGTGCCCCCATAGAGATAACAACAGGTAGCACCGCCAGGATCAGTATG